TCCCACAACCGACAAAAACACCGGGGCGCATGTGCTCCTTGTTTATTTTATTGTAGCGTACTGCGTACGCAACCCCTTTCATTAATATAATCAAAAAAAGAGGCCTTTGGCCCGCTATATATTCCCTTGTCATTCAAGTCTCTACATGGCCGGTAGGCGTAGAGCAACAAATTGGTGCTTCACTATCAATAATCCTCTTCCTGAGGATTACGATATCCTTTGCAATAGGTTAGATTCTATAGATGTCAATGCCAAATATTGGATTGCCGCTCGAGAGGTCGGTGCGGGAGGAACTCCTCACATTCAAGCCTTCGTCTCGCTTCGAGACCGGCATGATCTCCACCATGTTCGCGATCTCATCGACCCTAGGGGCCATTACGAAGTCGCTAGAGGTACTGCACAGCAGAATAGAACATATTGTTCTAAAGATGGAGACTTTAGAGAAGGAGGACCGCAACCGCCGTCAGCAGGTAAAAAATCTCGAGATGACCTCGCTCGAGAATTTCGAGTTTCCATCTCCAAGGGACTTGGAGGAATTCTTGAATATGCCGACTCCAACCCTGGAGTCTGGTACTTCTCTGGACATAACCTGCTACGAAACGCTCTCGCAGTTATGCGACCCGCCGAGCGACCCACTATATCCGTTAAATGGATATACGGCGCCCCCGGTGTAGGCAAATCTCGTCTTGCACACGAGACTTTGCCTGAAGCGTACATTAAAGAACCACGGACCAAGTGGTGGAATGGTTACTATGGCGAACTGGAATGCATTATTGATGATTTTGGCCCTGGCGGTATTGATATCAATCATCTACTTCGTTGGTTTGATCGTTACAAGTGTCTTGTTGAAAATAAAGGAGGTATGCTCCCGTTAAATGTAACAACTTTTATTGTAACGTCTAATTTCCATCCTAGAGATATTTTTAAATTTGGTGATGAAACTCACCCTCAGCTCCCTGCGTTGGAGCGAAGATGTACTTTTCTACACATTGAATAAACATGTTTCTTATTCATCATGTTCCAAAATAATAACCATAGCTTAAACCCGCGCTTCCGCGTGAGCGGGAGTAAGACATACAACACTCTCAAACGTACAACACTCTCGGATAAAAGGCCCCCCCTTTATCTCCTTATTATGGACCATGGGCCGAAGGCCCATGAGTTAAAACATGGGCGCCGCAGCCGCCCAGCGTCGTCGAAGACGGCGGAACAAAGCCGAAGGCCGTTCACACTCTATAAATATAGCCCTCAATGGGCGTAATAATCTAATCGAACCGAAGTCCCCCATTTACTTGGCAGGATGGCAAAGCGATCTAGGAATTCCGGATCTCGTCGATCTACACGTCGTAGGTTGCGTTATGGGTCAAAGCGACGCACTTTTAGGCGTCGTCGATCTAGTAACACTTCTCTTACAACACGTAGCAATACCGCATCTAAATTTGGTTTTCGCACTCGTAAAACTTCGACACGCACTTATCGACATATGTTATGGCGTGACACTATCTTTAAGGATCATTATCGTTCCATTGATGATAGTAACTTTGCTCTTACTACTCCTAATAATATTATTCGGTGCAATCTTGCTGTGATTCGTCATATGGATAACTTTTGGTTAAGTGCTAATGGTGCGAAACCTATCGATGCTGTGGTACCTGATTTTGTTGGTGGTTTCGTTATTCGTGGAGGAATACAGCGTATTTGTCTTACAAATCGTGCTAACGAGACTACTAATCGGCCAGCCGATCCAGTTCGCGTTACAATATATGCTGTTTGGACCACTCCAAATCCCATTAGCATTAATTCATTTACTATGTCCGAACAGCCAACACTATTTGATCCATCTTCCATTCCTAACTTCAATCAATATGGAAAAGTTAAATTCCGCCGTGAAGTTGTGTTAAAAGGAGACGGCGAAACTGTTGAAGTTATGGTACGCTTCAAGCCGCAAAGGATTGACCGTGACATTTACATTGCTGGTGGTAATAGGTTAGTTTGGTTGGTAACAGCGGCACAGTGTAGTAACACTGAGACTATTGCCGCTCCGGAAACAGTTGACATAGCTGTATCACATTCTATATCGTTTTGCGGCGACGTGGGTTGAATGGGCGCGAGGCTGGAGCAGTATTACCCAGCCTCGCATCCCATCCCAACACCCATCCCACATCCCACAACCGACAAAAACACCGGGGCGCATGTGCTCCTTGTTTATTTTATTGTAGCGTACTGCGTACGCAACCCCTTTCATTAATATAATCAAAAAAA